TATCCAAGTTTGGTGTTTGGAAACAACATTGGCTTTTGCCATGCGCCATTGTTCAAACTGTTCGTATTCAGCTTTGGTACAAGCGATTGCTCTTGAACGACAATGACTTGTTCCAATGACATCAAGTTCAAATTGTTTATTAAACAATCCTGTCATACCTATTCCGTCATCACCATAACGACCTTTACCTAGAAACTTATTGTTTGCGTCTACGTGTTTGGTCTTATGTGGGTTGCTGTCTTTACCACTTTGTTGAGCAATTATATCAGGGTTCAAGCCCTCAGCTTTTAACTCCTCACGATAATAGGCATGGGCAAAATGGTCTGTATCGTCATTATGACTATATTCATGACCATTAAGATTGCCAAACAAACCAAAGTCAAAGTGCGATTTAGTATCTTTTGGTTCACCCTCATCATCAACGTCCTCGTTATGTGCAAAGTAAAAGCATTTATCTTTTGCAACTACATCACAAGGTTGCCCATACTTTTTCTTAAAGTGTCGTAGTGTGGCTACATCTTCTTTTGGATATGACCTCTCTACAACTTGTCTTGCAAGTTCGAAAGCAGTTGTCTGCTTGTCCTCAAAGTTTTCTCTCGCCTCTAAAAAACCTTGTCGTTCTTGCGTATCCTCTTTTTCGAACACATCTTTAATCCGATTATAGAGCTTGTTTCTATACTCGGTATTCATACGTATTTTTGACATTATGTCCTTTCTGTTTGTGTTAATAATTATCCCACATTATCCCTTGACAATTAGATTGTCAAGTCTTATATTGAGTTAGGAATAGGGAAACCCCGTAAGATGAACCTTAGGGTATCGGTCTAAGATAGGGTCGCCCTAGTCCTTTCAGGTTTAAAGGCGTTCGGAGTGTGAGTATAAACACTAGAGCAATGGTGAGTCGTAGAGGAATAGGCCCCCTCTCAGACCGGTGGTAACCAGTCGGCCCGGACCCATCGCGCACTTACGCCCTTGAGCCCAGATCCATCAGCCGACGGATGTAACGATTAGCTTCGTTGCCGACCACTTATGGATCTGGGGTCAAGTACCTGGACCGTAAGTCCAGCAGGCCTGTTACCTGGGTTATTAAAATAAAGCACGCCGGCCTCGGCGTACTTGGCCAAAACAGAAAGGAAAATTATGGGATTTACATTTTGGATAGTTGCACTAATTTTAGTGCATGTAGCATTCTTATTTATGGTACCGTGGGAATGAAACCATCACCAATGAGCGACGAGTTTCATGATTGGTTAGAGAGCTGCCCTGTGCAATGGTTCAGGGGAGAAGTAACCAAGGACCACGTTGCATATTATTTTGAAACGCCAGACGAAGATGAAGAGTAAGCTTCAAGCGTCAAGCATCAAGCTGCAAGCGTCAAGCAGCAAGCACCAAGCAAAAAAAGAGTTGACAGTCTGGACCATCTATGATAATGTAGGATAAAACAGAAAGGACACATATGAAATATAAAAAAATTAATCACAACGACCTGCTGCCATGGTTTATGGCGGACCACAGAGATCTTCCAAAAGATTATCTAGAGAGCTGCGAAAAATTTTTCGCAGAGCTAGAAACAACAAGCAACAAGCGTCAAGCCACAAGCTTGTCACAATCTGGTGATATAGTAACTAAAAACAGAAAGGTATAAAATGAGTGCAATCAAAAAGAAGAGCGAGACCTGCGAGCAGCAGCTCAGGAGGATGTGCGCAAACATTGCAAACTCCATCAGTGAGCCGCAGGAGATAACAGCGAAAGAAGAGTTCGGAAAGCTTGAGAAGCGTACAGAGACAGCCAGCGACTGGATGGAAGGTACGTACGATATCAGGTATCTGGTAGACCGTGAGAAGCGTTACCTGGGCGCAGAGATCATGGTAGCAGGAGGCGGCCCAACGATCTGGGTAGACACCTGGACAAACGAGGTCAAAGGTTACTGGGGCGCGGACCGCGTGATTGTACCCTTCGCTGACAACATTGGACTGGACGATTATTGTGAAGAGATGTATGGCTGACAACTGGTCAGTCGACGTCACTGGCCTAAAGTTTCAAGCTTCAAGCAGCAAGCGTCAAGCCCCAAGCTGCAAGCTTCAAGCTCCAAGCCGCAAGCAACAAGCTCACGGACCACGGACCCTTCATAAAGTTTCAAGCTCCCCGAAGCCTGGCTCTCGGCAAGTATAAATGTATTGTAGGGATGGCGCATATGCCATGCCACTTGGTGTGGACTGAGTCTCAACTTGTTACCCTTCGTGACTTTAAATTCAACTGTAAAAAAAGTATTATATTTGTTGTAGCACAAAGCATCTGGCATACCTGGAATGCTTAAATTTTCTATTCTATTCCACGATATTGTAGGTGTTGCTTTCTTAATTTTTTTGTAAAGTTTTGCCTCTGGGCCCATGAGTTTTTCGGAGTTACTCCGTCATGCCCATCACCCATAAAACTATAAACACATAACAGATAATCTCCATCAATAATCCTTGATATATCCAGGAGGAAGTATCAACTTCTCTTCTCTGTTTGGTTTTAACACGACACGCAAAGATGTGTCTAATGGGTTATTGCTCTCGTGAACTTCAATACGTTTGATCTCTTCAAGATAACCTTTTCTGGTCATGATATATATCTTAG